CCGGGTCATTTAGAAAAGCCTTCATGCGCTTTTGGTCTACCACAGCGAACCCCCTCATAATCCCCTTCACATTCAGGTCTGCAATGACCGAATTGGGAATCTCTGCCACCCGCGCACCATCACCCCACCGGGCGCGTTGGTCTATCTGGTTATAAGAAGCCTTGTTAGCCTCTAGGATTGGTGCGACGTTTTGTTCGTCCCTGATGACAAGCCCGCCATCTCCGTCCGCAAACCAAGTACGTTTTCCCTCAATCGTTTGTTCTTCGCCCAACTTTTGCATATTTACCTCACAAAACCGACGGTGGGAATTACCCACCGCCGATTCTATCACAAGTTACGCTGCTTTAAGGTCAAAAATACCGCCATGAGCCTTTTCGTTACGAACTTCGAGGGTCAGTTCGGCAAGAATCTGAGTCTTGTCAGAGTCGCCGGTACGGGCCAAGTCGTTCGTTTGGAAAGGACGGAGGTAAGCAAGGGCTGCGTACTCGGAGTCAAGCATCAGGGCATCCGTAGAACGCATGAAGCGGTCAGGAACGATGCTGATGAGGCCGAAGTCCGAGAGGTAAGCACCAGCGGCAGCCACGATAGTCGTGGGTTCTGCGCCGGTCACATAACGCTGCTCTGCAACACCAGTAAAGCCAGACACAGTTGCCTTCAAGCCTGGGGGAACAACCAACATCTTCGGTGTGCCGCCTTCTTCAAAGATTTCCTGTGCCACGGTCTTGAGCATGGACTCAAGGAACGTGCGGGTTGTGGTGTCAGAACGGATGTCGGAACCGTCACCTGTCGGGTTAGTACCAGCCGAACCCTTGGATACGTTCGTAGTGATGTAAGCAAGGAGTGAACCCAGCTTACGCGCACCAGAGGTAGCCGTACCGTTGGTCTTGGCTTGGTTGCCCATGATGATTGTCTCGATGTCGCGCTTGATTTCGCTAGAAGCCTTGGCTAACTGGTAAGCCTTCTCAGACTTACGGCCAGCCTTGTCTACTGCCTCAAGCGTGCCCGAAACCTGAACGGTCTTGCCAACGATTTGCGTGAAGTTGCCAACACGGGTCGTGGGCGAGAGCGATGCTGCCGAAGCGTCATCACCTTCGATGAGGGCGTTAGCCGTAGTAGCTGCGGCCAACGAATCGGTCTGCCACTCATGGTTTGTCTGGGTAGCCTTGGACTGACCAATCGATGACATGACTGGGGTGTCGGTGGGGCTGATAGAATAAATGATGTTTGCTAAGTCTTCGCGGACACCGATGCTGGTGTACCGCAGGTAGGTATTTGATGGGACTGCCATTTAATTCTCCTTAGAGGAATCGTTCTAGTAAAGCCGCCGCGTCTCGCGGGCGACCAGTTTGTTTGAGTTGCTTGGTCAATTTCTTGACCGCCTCTCCGTCCTTATCAAGGCGAGGAGAGCCGACCCCAGGTGCTAATGACTTGGGAGCCTCTGCCACCCGTTTCTGGATAGCAGGTTTTGACTTCTGCAATTTTTCGTATTGCATAGCCCGATACAGAGTCAGGACGGCGCGGTGGTCGTACACCTGCGACAACTCTTGGTCTGTCCAGCCTACCGATTTGGCGTAATCTTTTATTTCCTTTCGGATAACCTCGCCCTTTACCTCGTCACCAAAGTCAGGGATGGCAGAACGTAGACGCTCGGCTTCCTGTTGGATGTGAGACCTTAGCCTCTCCTGATGCTCGGAGGCTTGCTTGGCTTGGAGTGATTCGCGTTCGGCGCGGACAGCTTGAAGCTGTTTTTCGCGTTCCATGTTCTCTGCCATCTTGACCGCGTACCCGATGGGGTCTTGGTCTTTTAGGGCAGTCAGGTCTTCCGCAGGCTGTGTCAACATCTGTTCGATGACTTGCAACCGTTGGGCATAGGTGTCCCGCAATTTGGCGGCTTCATCTATCCTAGCGCGTTCGGATTCGACTGCCTTACGCTGTTCGGCTAGATTCTGCGTCTTTTTGGTGTAGTCAGATGTGCGTGAGTAGCCCTTAATAAGCTCGTCTAAGTCCACGTCCAGTTCTTCGTTGTCAACCTTGACCCGAAACCGTTGTGGTGCTTCGACTTCTTCTTGGACTTCTTCGCCTTCCGCTTCCTCGTAGGTATCGGCTTGCGCTTCTACTTCCTCGGTCTCCTGTTCCGCTAGTTCCTCGGCTTGGCCTTCCGGCTGCTCTGGCTCCAACATCCCAAAGATTTTGGCGGCTGCATTGTCTACTGTTGCACTCCCTTGCGGGTTGGTGTCTTCCATTTAGAACTCCTACTTGGTTAAAAAACCATAAACTTGCGTTTCTTGTCCATCTCCTTACTTGCGGCGATAGATTTGAGTGACGCAATAAATTCTTCCAATCCCTTGAGCTTTAGCCTCTCGCGTTCACGGAGGTCTAGAGCATCGTCAGGACTGTCTAATATGTTGTTAATATACATCAGCCGTTGCTTTTCTACAACAGCCATAAAGAACTCGTCTTGCAGGTAGGCTATCGCCCGTTCTGTTTCGTTCAACCGGGTATCTCCACGCCTTGATTTCTACCCTGCACAACCTCGAAGGCTTTAAGTTGCGCCTCGGCTTGGAACTCGGCACTCTTGAGTTCCATCTGCGCGGCTGCCTTTTCTCTCGCCAACTGGATGTCTGCGGCAGCTTTCTCGCGCTGTAGCTGGATGTCTGCCTGAGCCTTGGCTTGGTTCAACTGAATGTCTGCTTGCGCCTTTGCCTGAGTAATCTGCATCTGGGCTTGCGCCTGTTGCATGAGGGCTGCGGTAGCGGGGTCAGGCTGTTGCTGTGGCTGCAACAACTGCTGTTCCATCTCAGGCGTAATCTCGCGGAAGAACTCAGAGGTGTCCTTAAAGCCTGCGGACTCAATGAACCGTCCCAAGGTGTTGCGGTACTGGCTTGGCGAGACTAGCGGGTTGGCTATGCCCATCTGGGACATAATCTGCTCCTGTTTTTGCAGGATTGCGGCCACCATCGCCATCTGTTGCTCACGGTTACCCGTACCCAGACCGACGTTTACCGTCAGGTCGTACTCGTTGCTCCACTCTCTAGGGTCAATAGCCACGAACTTGCCACGCATCCGCACAATCCGTTCCTTGTCCTGATACTTGCAGACAAGGTGCAGGATGGACTTGAACAGGTCTTTTACCCCCGTCTCGGCGAATATCCGAGCAATCAACTCAACCTTTGCGGCTCCTGCGTTTTGAACCATCGCCACCGCTGTCGCGGTAGTGTTTTGCAGGATGTTGGGGTCTAAGCCCTGAGAAGCCTGTGTAACGCCTGTGCGCTTCTGCTGTATCTCGTCCATGTACCCAAGCATCGGGAAGGCTTGTCCGGCCACCATAGGGACTGTAAGGGGCGTTATAGCGGCATTGTTCTTGACCCGTACTATCCCACCTGGTGTGACGGTCAATAAATCGTCGAGATTACATTGTCCGTCAACGACTGCCATCCGCGCATTGTTGGAGAGGTACAGGTTATCCAACATCTGACGGGTAATCGTAGTCTTAATCTTCTGGATGTCCACCACGCGGTCAGCCAAGCTGTGCCCAAAGAACTTGTGGGGCATGGGGATTGGGCAGATTGAGCAGAACGGGATGAAGTCGCACTCCTCGTTCTCTAAAATCGTCTGTCCAGCGTAGAACACACGGCGCAGTTCGGCAATGCCGTCCTCATCAAAATCTGTCCTGATGTAGCACTCAAACGTCTCAATCTCGTCCATGCTTGTATCCAAGCTGGGGTCGTCTGGCTGCTCACCGTTGGGGAATCTCGCTACCCTCTCAGGGGTGAATGTCAGGTCGTCGTAGGCTGGTAACTCATCAATCTCGCTGGCCTTAAAGCCCATGCTGATTAACTCGGAACGGGTGGTCAGTCTACGGTGGGCTACGAAAGGCGCGTCAGCGATACGTCGAGCCTTCTTGGAGATTAGAAACTCCTCGGGCGGCACGTTCTCTACCTTGACCGAACCCTTTTTGTTTATCTTCTTGACCGTGACGTTATAAGAGAACACGGGCTGCATTGTCATTTCTGGCTGCACGCCCGTCTGCTGAGCCATCATCATCTGCTCTGGGGTGGGAGGGACAGGGACTTCGCCTATCTGAGTCTGGCGTTGCTTGACCACCTCCATCTGCCCGTCTGCTAAGAGCAGGGTCAGTTCTTCCTCGGACAGATTTTCGTACTTCTCTTTGTCAACACTAGTCTCGTCGTTCCACCAGACCTTAATAATCCCTGCCTTTTGCAGGAGCGCGTCCTTGAACCAAGTTTGGAATACCTCGAACCCTGGGTTGTCGTTCATCAGCACCCAATTTGCGTACTCGGTAGCTTGCCTAGCTTTCTCCTCGTCGCCAGGTGCTTTTGGTTCGAACCGCACCACGTCGTCGGACTGTGTAAATACACGCAACAGTTGTGGCAACGCGCCGTCTACGGCTTCTGCGACTTCGCCTGTAACGATGGTAGACCGCCCCTCGACTTCGTTGCCGTATGGTTCGCGGTTGTACGCCATCAGCGCATTGCGGCGTTCCTCGGTGGTCTCGGTGCTGATGTAGCCCAGAGCATTGTCAATCTCGTTGTCTAGGATGGCTTGTAGGTCGAATTCTTGCATTTTCACACTATCCATTTCGTGTTAATCGGTAGCGGTTTGCCCCATGTGCTAGTGGTATTCAAGCCAACAGCGAGATACCTAAAGGCATCCGCAGCGTGACTTGACCAATCATGCAGGGGTTTGTCGTAGTAAACATTGCGCTTCTCATCGTACTCGCGGCGGTAATTGCGTAGTGCATCTGCGCCTTGTTTAGTTCTTTTATGGAAGTAGCAATTAGGTAAAAGCCTTCTAACGGCTTGTATCCCATCGTCGATAGACATTCTTGGGCAGACGGTGATATTGAGTCCAAGGTCTTGTAGGACTTCTTTTCTACTCTTTCCTGTGCCGAGTTCTCGTACCTCAACGTCGTGGGGCAAGATGTGTTCAGCCTTTGTGTAATCATTTTTCTTGATCCAATTGACGTAGTAATCTAATCCTTGGCCATGATTCTCGACGAAGTCAATAAGCCGCCTCTCTTGGCCTGCGACCTGGCAAACCCATATAGCTGTGCTATCTCCAACTCCCAAGTCCCAAGCCGTGTACGTCTTGCAGAGGCTATCTGTCGCGAACTCCGTAAAGCGTTCAGGTGCAAGCGTATTAAGTATCGCGCCGTAGTACGCACCCTCAACCGCAGCATTAAAGGAACACTCAAATTCAGTTGCGAACTTGTCGTCGCCCATCTCTTTCTTGGCAGCTTCAAGTTCCTCTGCGCTGATAATACCCGTCTGCGAAGCCTTAAATTCAAGTAACGCCCACCCTTCCTCTTTCTCTGCCCTGTCGCGCAAGTCCTTGAAGTGGTTCGCGCCCTTCGGTGTACCGATGAACAACGCCCAGCCTAGTCTATCCGTTAGCGCAGGTCTTAGCACCTCGTTCCAGACCTTGGGGCTCATATCGCCCACTTCGTCCAAGACCAGACCGTCTAGGTAGATTCCGCGCAAACTATCTGGCGAATCGGCTCCGTAGAGGCTTATGCGCCTTCCGTAGAAGTCTACACGCAATTCCGAGATGTTCGTTGTCGGTTTTAATGGCTCCGTAAACTTTAGCAGGTAGTCAAACGCCACCCTCTTTGCCTGAGAGTAGGTTGGGGCAACGTAGGCGTACCGTGGGCTTTCCTTGCCGCAGAGCATAGCTGCGCGGATAAGGTGGTTTATGGCAGCAACAGTCTTGCCGAACCTACGATGGCATACAGCCACCGCGAACCTATTAGCCTCCAGCGCATCGTGAACCAGAAGCTGTTGTGGTCTCGGCGCATAAGGGATTGTTACTTCTGCCATGAAATCTTCAACTCTAGCGGAGTGTCCTTGTCACCCACTACCTCTGTCCTAGCAAGTTTGGGGATGTGGTACTCGGCTAACTTCTGCATGATGTCCAATGCCTTGTCGGGCTGGGGCTTCACGCCTAGCTCTGAGTCGCCGTAAGCCACTAGCTGAAGCCACTCGTCCATCTTCTCGGAGTTACGGTCTAGCAGGTTGGCTATCGCCTCCCTTACGATACTTGTGGACTTGTTAGGCACTCCCGCAGGTCTTCCCTTTCCCGCGTTTGGTGGGAGTCTGCGTTCTGTAACTTCTTCTACTTTACTGATTTCCATGTCCGAATCCTTAATGGTTGTTCGGGATAACTGTTGCTATTATACAACTATTCTTCTTCGTTTCCTAATAATCCCGCAAACGGAGTAATTGCTGCGCCGCGCAAAATATTTGGATTTTGTGGGTCAAATGTACCTATATTCCCAGTTGCCGACTTGATTTGATTTGGTTCAAAAACAATGTAGTGAGTCGTGTCTTTAACACCCTGCATACCAGATGACCGAACCCCCATCCCAATTTCTCTTGCCCCAAAATATTTTTCTGCGTTCATTTTTATGCCGTCAAAACCCATATCTCTAAATACGTCAGCTATAAACTGACCTGGCCCAGCAAATTCGCCATCAGGTGTGTAAACATCATAAATATTATTTCTAATAATTTTGTCTACTTCTCCGGCTGAGATTTGTTCGTAATCAACCATTTTTTCTGAAATTTTTGCCCAAACGTCTTGGATTTCAGATTCTCTTAAATCGTAATTACGTCCAACATTTTGTAGAGAGTTATATAGTTCAATACCATTTCCTGTCTCGCTTATTAAATCGCCAGCGTCATCAAATTCGGTATCAATACTAAAAACAGTTTCATCCTTTGTTCCAATTTTTACTGGGTTTTCTAATTTTGCATAAACTGGCATTACTGCGCCACCATGAGTTGTTAATTCTTTTGTTGCCATTGCCTCAATCAACTCAGGAGATGCACCGCTTTTTTCAATTTTTGCAACATCAATGAGCGAATTTTCAACCCCGAGACTCCTAGCAAATTCCGCTATTTCGTCTGCACTCATGTCTGCTAAATCATCCGCAAGTCTTTCTGTTCTTTGAGAAATTCTTATCTGCAAATCAGGCCCAATCCCAGCGTAATTTGCATTTGCGTCTTCTACGCTGTCTGTTAAATAAAACCCTTTGCCGTAATGATTTTCTGGATTTGCCCTGTCTAAAGAAAATGTATCAAAATCGTGGGTTGTTGCGTGATACAAGGTAATTGGCTTCCCAGACTCTTTTTTTGCCTCGCTTTTAGAAAACCAATTTTTAAATTCTTGGGTATCTGTTTGCAATAAACTTGGAGCCTTGGGTGCTACTGCTTGCATAAACGGCATGGAGGTCTCTTGTAAGACTTGTGGAGCCGTTGCCTCTGGGTTGCCTGTAATCTGCCTTACCAGAGCGTCTGCCGCCCTGTTAGCCTGTTCTGTTGTGATTTCTCCTGCCCTGCCCACAGCCCTTGCACCGGCCATAGGGTTTATAAGCCCAGCCATCACCCTGCCAAGTGTCTCTGGCGCGGAACCCGTGGGCTGTTGCGACAGACCTAGCTTTGTTGCTACGTCTATAAGCTGTGCGCTACCGCCAAACGGCCTGTCTGTGGAAAGGTAGTTTTGGTCTGTGCCACGGATTTGGTTTACAAGGTAGTCAATCCCCTGCAACGGATAGTTTCCGATGTCGGCCGCCATCCCAGCCAAGTCCATCGGGAAGTAGGAAACGCCGCGACCAAAGTCACGAAGGTTGCGCCCTACTCCTGCTAGAACCTGGCCGAAGTCCTGAGTGTCCTCTGGGAGGGTGGGATAGAACATCCCATCATACGGGTATGCCACTTACAGTCCTAGTTTTGCAAGAACACGCTTGGCGAGTAATTTTATGTCTGACCACAAGGCTTGTAACTTTTCCATGTCAATCCTTCCGAAGTATGACTTGCAGGGCATCTACCGCACGAGGGGTTCTTAGGATGGTTTCCGTGGGAACCTTTTGCTCCCGCATCTCGTGCCCCAAGTCTGAGAGTTCAAAGCCCATTTGAGTGCAGGTAAATTTTTCCGACTCGGGCCATCCCAAGTACCATGCCCAATCTGTATAATACAAAAATGAGTTTTGGTTAAACGCCCGAACGTGTGTCGGGTCTTGCCACGCGCCTAGACTTAGGTCGTAAGGCACATGGATGTGCATCTGGCCGCCGCGCTTCAAGAGGTCTCGGCAGTTAGTCATAGCGGCCACTAGGTCAGGGATGTGTTCCAAGACATCGTTGGCGATTATCTCGGTAAACATCCCCTTCTCTACCGCGAACCGTCCCAAGCGGGTGTCTATAACCTCGCCCCACGGGACTTTTGTAATATCTAGCACCCAGTCGGCATTTTTATCTGGCCGAATATCGGCATTGATAAAATCCTTCCGCCAATCTTTTCCTGATCCGAGATTAAGTCTTACGGTAGACAACTATGAAATCCCCCCAATGGTTGTCTAAAAGTCTTGTGTATTCAAGCGTGCAATTATAACCGTTCAGCTTTGCCCACTTTAGCAGGGCCTTGGCAGAGTCTGGGTAGAACCTCCAACAATCCTGTGGAAAAGCGTGGTACTCGCCTCTAGACGGGGCGTTTATGTAGAACAACCCACCAGGCTTTAGAATCCTCACGCCCTCTAGGAAGGTTAGCCAGAACATCTCGGCGTGTTCGAAGCAGCTACTTGTTACCACAATGTCCGTACTGCCGTCAGGCAGGGGGAACTTGTACTCGTCCTCTAAGACTATGTCAACGCCCTTTGCGGGGGAGTAGTCTAGACCTATATAAGAATAGTGCTTGGGGCACACGTCCTTTATCGAACCGTTGACGACCTGAGACCCTATCTCCACCACAGAGGCGGCTTCTAGGGGGTACTTGTCGTAGAACTCAGACGCGCTTTGTAGTGCGCTTGCGTGCATTATTTGGGCTTGTAGCGGGTTTTGAGTCTTGTACCGAGGG